GGTGCGGCTGCGCTTGCTGACACAGGCTTTGTTGCTGGTGTATTCCGGCAGGCTAATCTTGCTGGTGAGTTGCTTGACATTTCACGCAACGTGGCTGCAAGAGAGATCTTGTCTGACAATGTAAAGCGCATACAGCCTAATCTTCTTGAGAAGACTGTGGCTGCGGGTAACAAAGTTTATTACACAATGAATGGTTTGATGCCTGTTACTGTTAGCGGCAAGCTGCTTGATCAGATAGTTGTGCAAGACAAATTCTTTAAGCTGTCTCAGAAATGGTCAAAAGGTACAATCAATGCAACAGATCGTGAGTACCTTGCACGATATGGCATCAATGAAGAGTTAGCTAAAATCATAGCTGATGCTCCTGTTAGCAAACATCAGTCAGAAAATTTTGTGTATTCTAATACAGATGAGTGGTTAAAGGACACACCGCAGCAACGCGCGGCTGTGCGTCAATATCAGGCTGCAATAGCGTCACACTCTAACAACACTATCATCATGGCTACTACATTTGATAAGCCTCGCATTATGGATGGTGTGATGTATATGAAAGACAACTCATACTTTCAGCAAATGCGTAAGGTATTCCCTAAGCTGTACGCTATAGATAAACGTGCATCTACTGGCTCTACGGCTTTGGTTCGTATGGATAGCCAGATAATGACACTGCCATTTACGTTTATGAACTTTGCATTTGGTGCAAATAATAAAATTATCGGGGCTATTGCTGATCCAAGCAGGGCTTACAGACTGCAAGGTGTGTCTGCTTTACTTGGCATGTCTTACTTATCACTGTCATTTAAAGATCAGTCATGGTGGAAAGATGCAGATAGCATTGAGACTATGGCAAGAGTTGTAGATCACTCAGGCATTATGGGGGTCTACTCTGACATTGGTTATAAAACCTTATCGATGGCAGTTAACACTGGATTGATAGACCAAAATGCATCTCCTGTTCCACCAAAATGGATTAGCGGTACACCAAGTGAGCGTGGGGCTGATGCTATTAATGAAGTGTTAGGCGCACCAGCCAGTCTTGGATACGAGTATTATCGTTTATGGGATCGCTATCTTAAAGGCGATAGAACAGGCGCAACTAAAGACTTGGGATATTCATTGCCGTTTGTTGGTCTACCTTTGTGGCGTGATGATGCAAGGGATTTTTTCAACGCAGGGCGGTCTTAATTGTGCGTGGCAACCTGCATTACTGCATGATAAGGGGTTAGTATGACTATAAACTTGAGCGATAATTCACCAAGAATATCCTACACTGTGGCGCAAGGTGCAACGCAGACAACCTTTGCTGTGCCGTTTGAGTTTTTTGATGACGCTGATCTAAATGTATATGTAGATGGCACATTAAAAACAATCACTGCACATTATACCGTATCAGGTGGTAGCGGATCTACTGGTTCAGTAGGTATTTCAGTCACAGGAATAAGCGGTGGCAGCACTGTTATTATTACCAGAAACATTGCACTTGCCAGGACTACTGACTTTCCAACATCAGGGCCTTTTGATGTAACAACTCTTAACACAGAGCTTGATCGTTTTACTGCACAGCTTGCTGATCAAAAAGATCAGAATGATCGCTCAATTAGTTTGGCTGATGATGATGCAGCCGCGTCAATGACATTGCCTGATAAAGCTGATCGCATAGGCAAAACATTAGCGTTTAATGCTAGCACTGGCGCAGTCGAAGCTGGGCCAAGTGTAGCTGGTGTTACAACTGTAGCTGCTTTGTCTGCTGATATAGCTGCATTAGCTGACATTGAAGATGGTACTATAGCTACAGATGCTATATCTGGGTTAGCTGCAATCAAAGCTAACGTAACGACTGCGGCTGGTATTGCAGGCAACATAACTACGGTTGCAGGGATTTCATCTAATGTTACATCGGTAGCTGGTAATAGTAGCAATATTAACTCTGCTGTAAGCAACGCTTCAAATATAAATTCTGCTGTAGCTAACGCTACCAACATTAATTCTGCGGTAAGTAACGCTACCAACATTAATTCTGTTGTAAGTAACGCTACTAATATTAATAAAGTAGCAACAATCGATGCCAATGTTACTACCGTTGCAGGGATAGATAGTGATGTAACAACTGTTGCTGGGATAAGCAGTGATGTTGCTGCTGTAGAAAATATTGCTGCTAATGTAACAACTGTAGCTGGCATTAATAGTAATGTTACTACTGTAGCTGGTGTGTCAGGCAACGTAACAACGGTAGCTGGCATTAGCTCAGATGTAACAACACTAGCCAATGCTTTATCTGCAACAACAACATACGCTGTTACTGTTGCTAGCGTAGGTGGATCAAATGTATTTGTGCTGGATGGTTCTAACAACCCAGCAATTCAGCTTGATCGTGGTAACACATATATATTTGACCAGTCTAATGCTAGTAACGCTGGACATACATTAGCATTTAAGAATGGCAGTAGCAGCTATACAACTGGCGTAACAACTACTGGTACTGCGGGTCAGGCTGGAGCCAAAACAACTATTATTGTTGATGCTGGTGCGCCATCTAGCGGGTTACTTTACTATTGTGTTGCTCATGGCAATGCGATGGGTAACACCATTAGCACTGTTACAAGCAATTTTGCTGTGGTTGCTAGTAACATAGGAAATATTAATACTGTAGCTGGTGCTAACAGCAATGTAAGTTCTGTTGCTGGATCGATAGCAAACGTAAACACGGTGGCGGGTACGCTGACTGCTGTTAATTCCTTTAATGATTTGTTTACGGCTGGTTCATCTGCGCCAGCATCGCCTAGTGCTGGTAATTTGTGGTACGATACAACGAACAGCCAACTCAAAGTTTATGTTGGGTCATCATTCCAAATTGCTGGTGCGTACCTACAAGGTTTAACATCAACTCATGTGTTTACAGCCACAAACAATCAGACAACATTTACGACTGATGATGCCAGTCAAACTATGTCAATTTATGCTAACGGTAACACGCTTGTATTTAAGAATGGTATTCGGTTAGTTGAGGGTGCTAACGGATCAACAAACGATTATCATATTAGCGGCAATAATGTAGTTCTTAATGCTGGCGCAACGACTGGTGATATACTTTATGTTGAAGTGTTTACTAAAGTAAGCACAACGCAAGAGACTTCTTTGAATGCTCTTGTAACATCAGCAACAACACAAGCCAACACAGCTACAACTCAAGCCACAGCTAGTGCAACGAGTGCCACGGCTGCGGCTGCATCAGCTACAACTGCCACAACTCAGGCTTCGACAGCAACAACTCAGGCCACGGCAGCTACGACAGCAAAGACTGCGGCTGAAACTGCAAAGACTGCGGCAGAAGCAGCATTCGATTCTCTGGATGACAGATATCTTGGGGCAAAATCGTCGGCTCCAACCACCGACAATGACGGTGATGCGCTTACTACTGGTTCGATTTATTGGAACTCTTCAAATAACAAATTAAATGTTTGGGATGGATCAGCTTGGCAGCAAGGGGCATTTAGTGCTGGCAGTCTGATGGCTAATGTTGTCGAGGACACAACTCCTGTTCTTGGGGGATCGCTTGATGTTGGAACGAATAGTATTGTTTCTGTCAGCAACCGCGATATTGCTATCACTCCAAATGGTACTGGCTCTGTGGTTCTTGATGGATTGAATTACCCACAAGCAGACGGATCAAATGGTCAGTTCTTAAAAACAGATGGGTCAGGCCAACTTTCATTTGGCACTGTGTCAACGCCTAGCTTGTCTAGTCTTGGCATAGCTAATCACAATAACCTAACAGTCGATGGTAGTGGGAATGTTGCGCTTGGTGCAAGCAGCGTATCGTTTGGCACAAGCAAATGGGCAATTGTTTTGGACGGTAATGATTTAGATTTTCAATACAACGGCACAACAGTATTCAAGTTGGCTTCAAGCGGGGCTGTAACAAGTGCTGATAATATCACAGCTTATGGGAGTCCATAATGGCAACAACTAAAGCATTATTAATGGCTAATTTGATAGACGCTAATGGTGATATTCAAGCCACAAATCTTGATAATGTTGCAGCCTTTCCTACTGGCTGGTCTGCCGCATTAGATGGCTCTGACATGGTGTTTATCTATAACAGTGTCGAGGTATTTAAAATTACAACGGCTGGTGCTGTTGTGGCTAAAGATAACGTAACAGCATTTGGAACACCGTAATGGCTATAGCAGCATCAGGCGCAGTATCATTTAGTGATCTTAGAACCGAGTTTGTTGGCGGCTCGTCAGCAATAAGCTTTAGTGATTTGTATCGTGGCGGCTCTAATATTCTGTCTAAGGCTGGTGATAACCCTGCTGTCAATCTAGCTGCTTCTGTTCCTACATCTGGAACAATTGATTTGCAAGATTTTTACAGTACAGCCAAAGGTTTTAAAAATACTGTTAGCAGTTCAACAACTAATATTGATGCTAATGCTTTGTTTGGTGACGACTATGATGTCAACTATCCAAAAATTATAGACATAAACAGTGGTGTTACCGTTGGCGGTAGCAGCGATGAAGCTATTGATATCCCATCTGGCTTGGCTGGAACGCTCGTTATAAATAATGCTGGTAATGTATTGGGTTTTGGTGGTGCGGCTGGTGGCGGTGCGGGTGGCTCTGCAATCAACTGCGCTTCTTCTGGTGTAACAATTAATAATTCAGGATTGTTAGCTGGCGGCGGTGGTGGAGGCGGTGCTGGCGGTGCTGGCGGTTCAGGCGGCAACGGAAGCTACTCAACCACATCATCCTCAAGCAGCACTTCATTCAGTTCTTCAAATTACTATTGGAGATGGACAACTGGCAGATGGGGTAGTGCAAGCTGGACACACTCAGGCGGTTCAACTTCCACATCCTATGGTGGTGCTTCGTATTCTAGGGGTGCTTATCAATATGAATTTGGGGACAGTGGGGCTTATTGGGCAGTTACTAGAACCATCTCTACCACAACAACTACTTCTACATCTGGCGGCTCTGGCGGTTCTGGTGGCGCAGGTGGCGTAGGGCAAGGTTACAATCAATCAGCCGCAAGTGGCTCTAGTGGATCAGGCGGGGCTGGCGGCGGCACAAATGCTGGCACAGGCGGTACAGGTGGCACTGGCGGGTCTGGATCAGCATACGCCACTGCTGGTGCAAATGGCTCTACTGGCAGCACTGGCGCAAATGGTAATGTAAGCAACGGTAGTGGTGGATCTGGCGGTAGTTCTGGTGGCGCAGCCGGAGCAGCGGTAACAGGCACATCAGTAACAATGAACAACACAGGCACATTGCATGGAGCAGTAGCATGACAAACTATAATATTGAGAAGATTGAAGATGGCATTGCGACTTTGCGTTACGCCGACAATAGCTGGGCTGAAATTGTTTTAGCATCAGACATGACACAGGAAGATCTTGATGATTTGGCATTACAATACGCACCAAAAACTGGCGTTGCACCTAGTTTCGCAAAAACTGGTTTTACTTCCACAGCCAGTGCTAAACCTGAGCCTGTTGAAGAAGAAGTCGTTGACGAAACACCAGCATGGCTTAAGGCAAGACAAGAAGCATATGGTGCAGTAGAGGCACAAGTCGAGTTTATAGCAGAGAATGGCTTAGAAGCTTGGCAAGCCAAGGTTGCCAAAATCAAAACTGATAATCCAAAGCCTGATTGATGAAACCTACAGCCGCATCAGTTCAAAGCCAAATTGACACACATGAAGCTGTGTGTTCTGAGCGTTGGCGTGAAACTATTATGCGTATTAAACGCATCGAACATATTATGATTGGCTCTGCTGGAACTACAATCATATTGCTATTGAGCGTTGTAATGAGAGGCTAACATGGTAGTTGCTGAAGTGCTTACTGGTATTGCACTCGTGCAGCAATCCGTAAAATTTATTAAAGATAATATTAGCACTGCTCAAGACATTGGGCAGATAGCCAGTCAGATAGATGATCTGTTTACTGGTGAAAAACAGGTGCAGCAAGCTAGAGCTAAGAAATCTGGCAGTAGTTTGGGTGATCAGTTTGGTGTTGATACTGTAGCTAAAGAAATGATTGACGCTAAGCTGGCTGCTGAACAGTTACGAGAAGTAGCAACTATGGTTGATATGAGGTTTGGGCATGGTACTTGGGCTGGCATTTTGGCTGAACGCGCGAAACGTATCGCGGAAGCGAAGGAGGCTGAAGCGGCTGCGAGGCGAGAGAAGATTAAAAGAGCAAATGAAATGGAAGAATCAATCAAGATAGCTTTAGGTGTTTTTTTGCTTGTAGCTGCGGTTGTTGGCTTGTTTGTTTTCTTAATGTTTAGTGTAGCAATGGCGGTACAGATTGATCACGGTCGAACAGTTTCTTAAATGGAAAGTATTACCACGCTTTATGATGCTGGTATCTACAGCAATGAGTTGGCGTTGTGCTGAATGGTTTATGGCATTGGATACGCCGACTGCTTCTCAATCAGCTTTCGTCAGTGTTGTAATGGGCGTTATGACAGGCGTATTTGGGATTTGGATGGGTCACGAACATAAAGGAGAAAGCTAATGTTTACTGCTTTGATAGGGCCGATTGCATCTCTTGCCGGATCTTTTCTTGAGAACAAGGTAGAGCAATCTAAATCTAAAGGTGCTGTTGCCAAAGCTGAGGCTGAGGCAAAGGCTAAGGTTCTTGTAAGTTCTGCTACATCGGTAGCGGAATGGGAAAAGATTATGGCTCAGTCTACGCAAAATAGCTGGCGTGATGAGCTTGTTTCGATAGTTGTGTTGATTCCTGTCGTGCTGGTTTTTGTGCCTGGCATGGAAGAGATTGTGAAGTCTGGCTTTGATAGACTTAATGAGTTGCCTGAGTGGTACACATATCTAGTTTTTCTTGTATGCACCTCAGCATTAGGAATTAAAGGCATAGATAAATTTAGGAAAAAGTAATGGACATAGATCAGTTGCGTAAAGAGTTAGAAATTGACGAGGGTATTAAGCATGTCACATATAAGTGTAGTGCTGATCGGCTTACTTTTGGGATTGGTCACTTGGTCTTACCAGATGAACCAGAGTATAACCAACCAGTCGGAACGCCTGTCTCAGCAGATAGAGTTACAGAGTGCTTTGATCGTGACGTTGGAACAGTCATTGCTGAATCTCAAAGACTGTATCCACAGTTCGATAACCTGCCAGAAGAAGTAAAATTAATTATATGCAACATGTTATTCAATCTCGGGTTGCCAACTCTGTCTAAATTTAAAGACATGAAAGCTGCCATCGATGACAGGTTATGGGATGAAGCAGCCGATGCTATGGCTGATAGCAGGTGGGCAAGGCAGCTTCCTAACCGTAGCGGCAGGCTTATAGAGCGCATGAGAGCCGTAGTTTAGGGGGTAGGATCATACACGGAGGGTTGCTAAAGCCTGTCCTGACGCATCCTAGAGCGTTCTAATGCTCTAATTCTGATGTAATCGCAGCATATCCAGCTATATCTACCAATGTATCGTGATGTGGTTTGATATGTTTGCCAGATTGCGTTGATGCAATTCTTGCTACTTTAAATAGTATCATCATAACCCCAACATCTTTTGCAGTTATTTCTTTGTGAAGATAAGTTGGATGAGGTTCAATGTTATTAATGTATTGCTCCCAAAGATCAGCTACTAATCCTAAGTTATCTTGAGGAGAACCAAACTCATCTTCTCTTTCTTTAGTAGCGGTGATGGCATCATTAAGAACTTTACCTCTAGTCATTATGCATATTCCTCTTCATCAATAGGTATGTGATACCTTTGTAGTTGTTTAATTTTGTTACGTTTAAAGTTTTGCACTTGTGCAAATATCCAGCCGCGCATACCTAAACCTTTTGTTTTAACTAATTTACCGCAATCTGTGCAGACAAAGTTTGCTTCACCATATTGAGCAAGCATAACTTCGCCAATGGTTGATGGCGGCATGGTACATATTGCACAGGTATCGCCATGCCATATCATTTTGCCTGACTTTTGTATTTCTATAAGGTCTATAAATCTTGGGTCATAGGCTGATGCCTTGCCATGATGTTGTTCTTCAATAAAGTTATCTGTGTAATTATAGAATGGTGCAGATGATTCGCCAGATATAGTTGGTTTATCTACTGTTCCTTTTTTTGCACTACTAGCAGACAACAACCCATCTAAATGAATTTTGTTTACAACTTCGCTTGGAGTTGATGAGTATTGTAGCCAGTTTGTTTTTGATTTTTTTGTACGGAGTGCAATGTTGTTGAGCCTGGTTTGTTTAGCACTTACTATTTCTTCGGCTAGTTCAATACCCATTTCTTTTAGTTCACGCTGTATCCTGATAGGAGAGTTCTTAGGTAAGTGGGCGTGAAGTTCTACAGATTTAGGCTTTGGTGGTCTACCTTTTGGTTTGATACCATAAGAATCCAGAATTGCTTGCCGCCTTTTAGATATCTTTGGCATGATTACTTTATCCTTTTATCAACACAAAAACATTCTACACAGTTACCATTTGAAACTAAACGATCTGCAACATGGCCATGAATACAAGTGCTGCCAGTAAAGAATGTTTTTAATCCTTGTTCTTTAGCTCTGTCACGACTGATCTTTGATTTATATGATGGATTATCACTCACTAATCTAAGTGCATCTTTAATTTCTTGCATTGTAGGAACTGCCATTATTGCCTCCATTTGGGGGGTAGGATCATACACAGGCATATCTTAAAGCCTGTCCTGACGTATTCTAGAGCGATTAATTTAATATAAATGAAGCAATAAACCCTAATGTGAATGCAATCCAACATATAAGAAGTAATGTAAGCAGGTTACTTAGTTTCATAATGTCCTCCAATAAAAAGCAGGGATACGGCTGACATACCCCTGCTCTATCCGTCACTAAAGTGGTGGAGATTGTTACCTTTATCTTTTACTAGAACGGAATATCATCTTTAACCACTTGTTCTCCGTTAGGTAATGAGACTACATCAGCAACAGGTGCAGCTTGAACAGGCGCAGGTGCGGCTGCGTAGCTTGGGTCTTGTTCGGCAACGCTTAACCCAAGATACTGTTTGCCATCACTTGTCTCGTTGCGATAGGCAAACACTTTTTTGCCTTCACCAAGAGGGCCAGAGTAAGCATAGTCTTTGCCACTATCTTCAGCTTCAGCAAACATGATGCCTGCTTGCACATACACAGCTAAGTTGCCGTTAGGCTCTTTAACAACGACAGCTTTGTTTACATAGCCATCATCTTTTTTGGTAAAGCTTTCGATGTTAAGCTTGCCAGATAGGATCATGTCACCTGATCGATCATCGATAGGAAACACGCTGCCTTTGTTTGGTTTGATCTCGTATGCCATTAGAATTTTACCTTTTCAATATTGGAAGAAGATGGAGTTACTTTGACAATATTCGTGTCAGGTTTAGTAGGGCCTTTGGCTGCGTCATTGGCATCGTCATCGGTTGGCAGACCGAATGCAGCCAGCAATGAATAGCGTTTGGCATAGGTGATGCCGCTGCCCATTTTCTGTGGGTCAGATGGATCTTTAGTACGAATAGGGCAAATGCTTTGGCGCATTTCACCAGATGGTTGATGTCTGATCTGAGTACGCACGATCTGCACAATCGTACCTTCAAGTACAATCATGTCTAGCGGCTGCTCAAAGTATATGCCGAACTGATTAGCTTCTCTAGCAGCATCAATAGCTGCTTCAAGAGATGCATAGCTGTTTTTGAAGTGGGGGTTCTTTTTATCTTGGGTAGCAACTACAGCTAGTCTTTGATAGGCAAGCATTGCTTCGTCCATAGTCTTTGGCATTGTGGTTTGTTTGTCCATGATTTGCTCCTTAGTTCATGGTAATGCGGCAAGCACCACGCTTGTCACGCTTGATAGTAAGTAGGTCACAAAAGACTTCGCGCTCATCGGCTGCGACAAGTGATTTGAGTTCTTTCTTCACAGCGTCATGCTGCTTGGCTTGGCCTTGTGTCTGAACAAAGTCAGAGGCTAATGATGTAAAGTGATTGTCTTTGCTAGCGTCACGCAGCTTCAAGCCGTTGATGTCGATAGCAGACCAGTCAATCTTATATTGCGCTGGATCTTGTGGCGGCTCAGTAAGCTGCTCAACATGCTGCCAAAAATCTTTAACGCGCTCTACCACAGCACTGATGTATTCTTCGTTGTAATCAACTACACAATAGTCATGTGTGTTACCAAAGATTACAGAAAGATATGCTTTCTTAAGATTAAACAGCTTCATATATAGCTGTACTTGAGGCATATAACTTTCAAGCATGTCATCCATGCTACGGTTGCTAGATGTGTGCTTGCATTCTACAAGGTATTGAACGCCCTGTTCATCTTCAGCAATGGCATCAGCCTGTCCTTTGAATGGCACACCACCAAGAATATTAATGACAGACTCCATATCTTCGGATGCGCGAGGCATAGCTAAACCAGTATCCTTGGACAACCAATCAAGATTAAACTGTTCGGTATATGTACCAAGCTGCACCTTGAAGATGTGATCAAGATTGTCTGCCTCTTTCTGACCTGTTTTCACAAGCCATAGGTCATACCAATCACCACGCAAAATATTGTAGAGGTCTGAGCCTCCGATGAATCCTCGTCTATTCATAATCACTCCTTAAAGATGTCGGTAGCGGGGAACTATCGCTCCAATCGCAACCATTGCCCGCTACCTATGGTGTGCTTTTGTTCTTCTTCAGACTTACTCACACGCCAATTTAAATGCAGCCAGCGGAGGTATGGACGTATCCATATTAATCCTCTATCCGCTGGCCTAGCCACAATTACGCTCACTTAATTGGGCGGCGTACTTTTGGCTTAACCCTTTTATTTATACTGCACTATTGCACTACTATTGACAAAAAGCAATGCATTTATGCAGTTTGTTTAACAAAGATCTTCGTGGATGAACCATAGGTTCACATATCTCAGCAAACTCAGCAAATGATGGGAAGAACTTAGCTTTCTTCTTAACCGCATCAATAGAATAGATGATAATGTCAGCCGGATACTGTTGTAATTCCTCAGCTATAGCCACGCATTTAGCATGCAATGTTTGAGCATCGAAGTTAGCAGCGACAGTTACAATTGGTGCAATAGCTTTAACGCGCATAGCAATTTCTTTGAATGGCAAGCTATGCATAGACTTATCAACGATAGATATTGCTCGCTGCAATTTGTCTATATCTGTGCAATTGATCTCGTAGGTTATAACACTAAAGTCTGAATTGAACTTTTCGTTATACGATTTCGATAGCAGCGAACTCACGGTATCGCGAACTTTGACTGTCACTAGGTTGGGATCGCCCACCTCTAACTGTCGTACCGCTTCCTCTGTTAATACTTCTAATCGTTGCGGTACTACGTCTGTACTTATTACAGAACCATTTGTATTGCCTATCCCAACTAACTCTTGTCGAGCCTTGGGCCTGCCAATATTCTCGAAAGCAAACTTCCTCAAAGTCATGGTCTAGCTCCTCTATATTTTTAATTGCATCTATCTCTGATCGCAATTCTGGTGATGCAACCCAATCATCAGGTATTAATGTCTTCTTCTTTATTGGTTTATGATTGGTTACTGATAGGTTACTGCCCACCTCAGAGACAGTCGTGTCTACGTCAGAGACACTGGTGTCTACGAGAGAGACACGATAGGTTGTCGATGTGAATGCGGTAGGCATGCGTGTAATATAGCCAGCATCAACAAGTGTGTTTAGTTTCTTGGCTACTGTTGACCTGCCCATGCCAGTACGTTTGGCAAGGGTGAATGTGCTAGGCCAGCATTCGCCTTGTTCATTGGCATAATCACACAAGGTAACAAGCAGCCATTTGGCAAGGGCATCATCAATGTCGAGACGCATAGCGTCAGCCATCATACTAAACATTGGTTGCTATCATTACTCGCTGTTGTCTACCGCTGCGACCTGGCAACTTCTCACCAGTGAATGCAATCAAGCCTTTCTTCTCCAACTCATTGAAGCGCGAACTAACTGTTGATGAAGACATGCGACCATATTTGTTCTCGCAGTAATCAAGCACATCAATATAGATGCATGGCTGTAGTTCTTTGACTGCATCAAGCACCATCTTTTGCACCTTTGTAGGCTCAAAGCTTTCGGCTGCTTCGATACTGGTGATAGGATCATTGGCTCTATATAAATGCTTAGGCATTGGGGGTTGATCCAAGCCCATGCGATCAAACAAATCGTTCATGTTGTCTCCTTATATTGTGTGTTGAACCGCGCATATAATTTATGAACGGCAGGGTCATTGCTGCTTGTCGCAGCATCAGCCAGCATTTGATTGATTAACTGGCAATCTTCAAAGCGCAGCCATACTGGATATCCTTCTGGCTTACCTAGTAAGACGCGGGTAATATAATCGGCTGTGTTTTTATAGTGCTGCATTGTTGCAGTAGAATACAACATGCTTGACATAATGCCAAGCGTTAATGCAATATGTAATTGAAGTTGATCCTTCAAAATTTACGGATATCGGGTGGTTTACTTGCTCCTTGTAAGCCACCCGATTATTTTACCAGCTAAAGGATTGCTAGCTTCAATACATATAAAGTTTGGCCCACTCTTTTGCTTAAGCAGATAGATGTCGGCTTCCTGTTCTTTGTGTGTCTTGGTCAGGAAACTAAAGCCTCGTCCTGTTGCTTGATATTTAGATTCCGCAATCAGAACTCCGGCTTTGGTTTTGATCTGGATGTCTCCACCAAACTCGCCTCCCAACTGTCCAGACAGCGGTTGACGTTTCGCTTCCGCACCGAATTGCGATAGCCATTCGACCCACCATTTTTCGTGGTAGTTTCCTTTATTGCGCTGAGATGTTGCCATCGTTGTTCCTCATGGCACGAGACGCAGACCAATACCCCATGCCCATAAATTACATACCAAGGTGTGATGTCACCGCAGCCTTGACATTTTTTTGAGTGGCCTGTCTTATTTGGTTTTGATTTCGACTTGCGCGCCAAGTGCATCTATCCAACAGATTAAAAGAAAATTGGAAGGCACACGTTTATACTGCTCCCATTTGTGTACGAGTGAGGAGGTGCAGCCGATACGGTCAGCAAGTTCTTCTTGTGACCAGCCTTTTTTATGGCGAACACTAACCAATCCCTCAACAACTTGTGACCAGCGAGGGCTTATATTTTTTGGAGCAGAATAATGCGTAAATGCATCGCGCATTAGATTTCTTTGGCAACCTCACGATTATTTATTATCTGCAAAACTTTTTGTGCTGTATTAAAATGCAAATCAGTACCATTTGCCGCACGATAATAAGTTGACGTTGGAATACCAGCATGCCTAAATGCTTGTATTAATTTAACATCTGCTTGTTTTGCAGCGCAGATTAGCTGTTCATAATAGCTTAACATTCTTGCACTCTACTGCATTCATGCATGATTGCACAAGTGCAATGTAAAAATTATTAAGAATTTTGAGTAGATTTTAACAGCTTGAGGGCATGCATCACTGTCGTGTGATCTTTGTCTATAGCTTTACCAATGGTAACAAGGCTGGCTTTGGTTGTAGCATAAGCTTTAGCAAAGTATTCATGCCTAGCATTTACAATATTTTTTGCTGTGCGCTGGCTTATCATTTCCATCCATGATACTTGATTGCTTTCGCATACATCTCTTGCAATACATACGCATTGCTCAAGCTGCCATTCGCGGTCAATAAAAACGTCATCAAATCTTGGCATTAACTTTCTCCATGCTTTCCATATTTTATTATTAAACTTTGCGCTTCATGCAGTTTGCTTTGCGCTTCACCCAACAAAGTTTTGTCGTCTGGTGATTGGTGAGAATAAAAGATCGCATCAATTTTAATGATTGCTTGC